GTGACATAGATGGGCCGCACCTGATTGGCGTTGAGATTCACCGTCTCATAGTCCAGCGTGGCGGTGTCCAGCTTTTCCTCCGTCACCGCCGCGTCGTCGATCTTGGATGTGGTCACCGCCTTGGCGCCCAGCTTGGCGGCGGTGATGGAGCCGTCGGCCACGCTGCCCTGGGTGATGCCGGCCATGGCGGCGACGACAGCCTCCAGCACGTCCTGCAGGTTGTCGTAGTCCTCGTACCCCACGCCGATGGTGTCCACGCCCAGCTGCGCCGCGGCGGTGGCCGCCAGCAGCTCGTCGATGAGGGCGTTGAACTTTTCCTTCACCACGGCGCTCACCAGCTCGTCAAAGGCCTGTTTGTTCTGGGCCGCGGTGCCGGTCAGCTTGTTGGGCTTGCTCTGCACCCCGTGGGACGCGACGTCCCCCGCGGTGATCTTTGTAAAACTCATGCTATGTTCCTCCTTACGCTGTTCTCTTCCACATGTAAACCACCAGATACGGCGGCATGTTCTCGTGGGCCGCGCCTCCGGCGTTGGTGCCGGAAGTATTACAAGCGGGGCCGGTTGTATTGTATTTTGCGGATGATGCGCTGCCGCTTGTCATGCCTTGGATGGTGTGCGCGGTACTGCCGCCGGAAATGCCGTGATAACCTCGGTGCTGATGCTGGTGACTTGGCATTTCGTCAACCGTCAGTGTGTGTGTTGCTTCTCCGCCCGTATCACCAAGTGCATATGTGCTGTCGGCAGCAAGAAGAAAACGGTTTTCCAGTTGCGCCCACGTTCCGCCGAACCATGCAGACGGGTTGGTGCTGCTCACGCTCATAAAGATCGAACCGACTGGATAAGGCTCTCGGCCGTTAAAGATAATGGAATCTCCGGTTATCATTTTTCTGCCTCCTCACCCTGTCCGTTCCCACATATTTACTGCCAGATAAGGCGGCATGTTATTGTGCGCTTGATCCCCGCCAGTCAGATGCGTTCGCGTCACAAGAGGGTCGCCGGAGTAATAGGTGATGCTGAAGCCTTTATAACTACTACTGCCGTCATTAAGGTTCGTGACTCTGGCAACCTTGTGTTTATGGGCAGGCATCTCTGCCACCGTCAGTGTGTGCGCCGCCTCGCCGCCCGTAGATCCCGCTGCATATGTGCTTCCCGCTGCAAGAAGGAACTGCCCTCCCAGCTTTGTCCATGTCCCGCCGAACAGCACGCCGGGGTCAACGTTCTCCACGGACATGTAGATATACCCCATGGGAAATATGCTGCTCATATCACGCCGTCCTTTTCCAGATGTATACCGCCTTATAGGGCGGCATGTTGTTGTGCGCTCCGCCACCACCGGTTGTATACATTGATCCTGGGACAACCGTGCCGGAAGAACTCGCGAGTGCCGCGCAGTCGTTGTATCCGCTTCCGGCTGTACCGTGCCGGTCCATCCAGTAATGCGTGTGGGCGGGCAGGTGGTTGATTCCAAGCGTCACCGTATCCGCGCCTCCGGTCGTTCCGGCAGAATAGGAGCTGCCAGCACCGAGCAGAAACACGTCCTGTATTTGCTCCCATGTTCCGCCGTAATATGTGGCGGGGTTTTCGGAACTGGTCGACGTGTAAATAGAACCGACAGGAAACATCTCATAAGATGCGCCGCCGCCGCCCATCAACGGCTTTCCGATGATGCTCATATCAACTGACCTCCGTCACCGTGACCTGTACCGTAACGTTGGCTGTCAGTGATGCTCCCACCGCATACGCAGTCAGCGTCCCGGCGTTGTTCTCGATGTATAGCGCGGATACGCCGTCATTAACCATTTGCTGGATTGCAGTTGCGTCCGGTTGGAGATCCACCTTGCTGCTGGATGTTACAGTTGCTCCTGTTACCGTGACGGTCTGAGTGTACGGGCCACTTCCGCTCCAGCTCGCAGCGGATAGAGAAACGCTCCCGGTTTTTGGAATGTTTCCATCTGCTGTTCCGGTGATGTTCGCCGTCAGCTTCCCGTCCGTACGGAAGTAGAAGTTCGTCCCGTCATAGAACACCAGATACGATCCGGCGGGAAGCGTGTAGTTTGTGGCGGAGGAAGCCGCGCCGTTGATATAAATGGGCTTCGCTCCGGTGCCGTTGACGTTCAGCGTAATGGCGGATGCGCTGGTATTGGCAGCCCCGATGAGGACATGCAGATAGCTGTTCGCCGTGTCTGCCCAAAGAGAGCAGCTTGCTTTCTTCGCCGCCGTCCCTGCTGCTGTAGTGCAATAGGCACTGGGGTAATCCTGCGTTTGGTTAGCCCACGCCGCGTCATAATCGGTAGCAGAGTTCTTCTTCAGTATCTGTCCTGCGTTGCCACCAGCCGGAATGCTGCGGATGTTGATATAGCTATGAGACCAAGAACCATTGTCCTCGATCAGATACAGATACTGCTGGCTCTTTAGGCCGGTAGATCCGAAGTAGTGCTTTGTCGCGCTGGTCTTGAAGGCGTACACATACACAACATCGTCCCGCACAACGCACGGAAGCTGTGCTGCTGCAAGAGCCGTCTCAATCTGGGCAGAAGTAGTAGAATTATAAGTACACCAAAAGATATCGATAGAGCCTGCCTGTCCATCCATGACATTGAAGGTCTGCCCACCGGGATGGTCTTTGTCTGTGATTGTCACAGAATGACCGCCGGTAATGGCGGAAACGGTAACTTCGGGAGAAAAGCCATCGGCGCCGTCCGCGCCGTCATTCCCGTCCTGTCCGTCGGCGCCGTCCATGACGTTGAACGTCTGCCCGGACGGATGATCGGCGTCCGTGATCTTGACGCTGTGCCCTCCGGTGATGCTGCTGATCTCTACCTCCGGAGATACTCCGTCCTGTCCGTCCTGCCCGTCGGTTCCATCCTGCCCGTCGGCGCCGTCCATAACATCGACTGTCTGACCGCTTGGGTGGTCCGCGTCCACGATGGTCAGCCTATGGCCTCCGGTGATCTCTTCGGAATAGATGACCGGTGAAACACCGTCCGCACCGTCTTGTCCGTCGGCGCCGTCGTTGCCCGGTATCCCCTGGATCCCCTGGGGGCCCTGCGGCCCGGCGGCCGTTACCTCTGCGGCGATCTCCGCCGGCTTTTCAACCTTTGCCTCTATGTTCGCCTCGCCCTGGACGTTGGCCGCGATCTCCACGGCCCCGTCCTGTGTGGCGATGATCTCCAGCGTCTCATTCATTCCGCGCCACCGACTCCTTCACCACGAAGGGCGCCTCCCGGATCACGTCCACCGGCTCCGCCCCGGACCGGATCACCTGCACGCCGTACACATATTCGTCCGCCGCCAGGGACAGGGTGTCCTCTTCGGAGAAACCGATGAAGGCTTTCCCGTCGGCGGTAAAATCGGTGACCGTTTTTTCCAGCAGCTTCTCGCCGTCCGCGTCCGGACGCACGGCGAAGCGGATCTCGTCCCCGCTGCGCAGCGGCTCCCCCGGAAAGGATACGTACATCCCGTCCCCGGTCCCTCTGGCGATCTCCACGCCCTGGCTTCCTTTTTTCTTCATGTCGTCACCTCCCGAAAAACGCCTGCGTAATGCGGCTGTTCTCCCCCGGCATGGTTGTGTCCAGCAGACCCACCGCCTGGGAGTACATGTTCAGCATGGACCCGTAGTCCATCACCAGATCCGGCAGGAGTTGCTGCGCCGCCACGTAGTAGGGCATGCACTCGCATGCGTCCTCCGCGATCTCGAACTCGTATTCGTCGTCCGCGTCCGCCGGGATGGTCTCCGGGTTGGCGAAATACTCGATGACGAACTCGCTCCCCGCGTCCCGCTCCGGGACCAGCAGCTTCCCGCCCCGCCAGCGGTACCGGTTGGTGACGGTCTTCCCGTCCCGCCAGATCCGGTACACCTGCCGGAAGTCCCCGGGCATGGCGTACTCTTCCTTCCCGCTCTGGGCGGTGATCTTCTTCGTTTTCAGGATCTTCTTGATCTGCGAGAGCGTCTTCTGGGCGATGTCGAAGAACCGGACCATCTTCAGCTCGATATCCTCGTCATGCTCCACTTCCCCGCCGGCGCTGTGCTCGTCAAGAAGCATGTATACTTTTTCCTTCGCCTCTCCCAGCGTCATATCATTTCCTCCTTATAAAGCCTTCCCCTGGAGGGGAAGGTGCCCGGCTTTGCCGGGCGGATGAGGTGTCCGTCATTCCCGAAACAGGGCGGAGCTTCCCCCGCCCTGTCCTGTTATCTGGCGTCCTCCAGCCACAGATCGATCAGCTCGCCATAGGTCATGTGATTCCCCTGCGACATAAGGTCCAAAAGCTCCTTGCTGTCCTTTGTGATCGTGATGGAGATCGTCACGGTCTCGTCCTGCGCCGGCTGCGGTGCCGGCTCCGGCTCCTGCCCGTTCTTCCGGACCAGGATCAGATCTTCCTCATGGATGGGGCTCTGGATGTTGCTCCGCTCGTCCTCATCCATGCCCAGCACCACGCGCCCGGCTTTGTTCTGGATCACGTACCAGTTCTTCGTCATGACGGACGCCTTGATGCTGCTGCCGGAGTACCACCGGGCGCCTTCCCGGATCTTCACCAAATCGCCGGCGCCGATCTCCGGCGCGGGGGCGGGCTCCGGCTCGGGCGTATCCTTGGAGGCGTAGTCCGGGATGCCCCATGCCAGGATGTAGCCATAATCCCTCACGGATTTGTCGGTTCCCAACGTATAGGAGTGGAGCATGACCACGGAGCGAATGTCCCAGAAAAAGAGCTTCCCGTTCTCCTCCCGCTCGAAGATCCCCACGTGGTCGATCCTTGACTCTTTGTCGCCGTACCCGAAAAAAATCAGATCTCCGGGGATCGGGGTCCGGGTGTTGCCCCAAACCGCGCACCCCAGCGCCTTTAAGTTCCGGTACAGCTCCCTTGCCCGGCAATGGGGCGGCATGATCGATGTCCACTCCAGCATCAGGAACGGCACCGACGCAAACACGGCGCAGGCCTGATCTTCGTACTTCACGCGGTACCCCAATGGCAGTGGGCGGGCGTTGGCGTTGTAATAGTCAATGACGGAGTCTCTCTGCCCCCGGAGTGACTTCGCCGTATCAATCAGCTTCTGTCTCGCGTTCATTCTTCTTCCTCCTTAGGCCGTTCCCATGTACTCGCACGTCAGCGTCACCGGGTCGACGTTTGAACTGACAGAAACGGTGTTTGTCCCGGAAGTAGTATTCAACGGCTGTGCGGTTGCGCTCTCCGTTCTGTCCGGAGCTGGGTAAACTACAATCAACGGCTCTCCTGCGGCGTTCCATTCGGCAAGTTTCGCTTTGAAGGCGGCAAGGTCAGCCACGCCAGACCACTTGACTTCGATGGAGCCGTCAGATGCAAATTCAATGTCACCATCTTGCAGTCCGTAGAACCCGCCAGACGCTCCGCTGAATCTTGTACATAGCGGAGCAAAGTTCGCGCCGATCTCCCGGCCGGATTTGCCGAGGGTCTCTGTGTAGACATAGAAAACACCATCGTACTCTTCCCACGCTTCCGTGCCGTCAAACGCCACCGCCCAAGTCTGCCGGGTGATGTCACCGCCGATAACCTCCTGCTCGTCCGCATAAGCGCCAACAGCGAACAGATTTTCCACGGTTGCTGTATGCGAGTTTACCGTCAGCACTTCCGGCGTACCGTCTGCATAGATGCCTCCACCCGGAGCGACATTTGGGGAATACTTGATAGCCCCGTTGTTGCATACGATGTCAACCGGGTCGCTCGGCGTAGGGGTTGTTGCCTGTGTGCATTTCCCGGTCTGCGTCAGGCTGATGATCGCATTGGACACGGCGCCGGCCAGCATGATCGGCGCCGTGCCCGTCACCGTCTTCACGACGGCGGCAGCGCCGCCCTTCATGGCCTTCAGCAGCATAAGCTTTGTGGCGTCGGTCCATCTTTTCGGAAAAAGGGAGTCAAACATGATCCTCCCTCCTTACGATCCCAGCTCCATCTGCAGCACCCACGCGCCGGACTCCTCGGAAAAGGCGTCGATCCTTGGCGGCGTGGCGTTGACAACGTGGCATTTGCTCCCGGTGATGATCCCTGTCACGGGCCGGTTGTCGGTGGGGGTGGTGTCCCCGTCGTCGCAGGCCAGCTCCACAAAGTCCAGCTCGCCGTCGTATGACTCCCTTCGCAGTTCACGAATCATATCCTGTGTCCTCCTCTTCTGCCTTCCCCTGGAGGGGAAGGTGCCCCGCAGGGGCAGATGAGGTGTCCTCCTCCCCCGCGATCTGTTCCGTGTGCCGTTTCAGCCGCTCCAGCAGTTTCTGTACAAAAGGCGGCACCGGCGCGCCGGTCTCGGCGGTGTTTTCCAGGATGGAGATGCACTCGTTGATGATCAGCCAGATAATGACCACCAGTCCCACAAAGTACGTCCCCTCCAGGGTCAGGCCGAACTCCCCGCCCAGCATGTGAATGAGATAGTCCAGCACCATTCCGACGGCCACGATCAGCAGATAGCCCACCTTTTTCAGGATCCCCATGATCCCTATGCGGCTGTCCAGCGTACCCGTCTTCCAGGCGGCGCTGATGCCGGATATCCAGTCCAGCACCATCACCGCGATCAATACGGCCAGCGGCACCGCCAGCTGCCGGAGGTAGGCCCCCAGCGCCGCCAGCGCCGCCGCGATCAGGATCTTCCATACGTTTTCCATATCGTTCTCCCTTCCCTTTTACTCGTAGGGGAGGGGCTTGCCCCTCCCGCTACGTTTTTTCTGCGACGACGACGATCAGCCGGGATCGCCGAAAATGATCTGCCGGGCGTCGCCCCAGCCCGTGCCGAAATCGACGTACGCGGTGTACATGTCCTTCAGCGGGTTGTCCAGCTGGGACTGCATCACCTTGGGCCTGGTGTTGTAGACGATGTTCACCAGCTCCTTCATGAGCCGGCGGTCGCACACCGCCCACTGCTTGGCGCTGAAGCCGTCGTCCCCGCCGCCCATGACGATGTACTGCATGCCATAGACGGGGTTGGCGCCGTTGTCGGAAGTGAACGGATCCTTGTCCGGCATCAGCCGGGCGTTCTCGCCGAACATCTTCTTGGCCTTCTCCTCCAGCTCGGGGGAGATCAGCACCGTGTCGAAGTCGCACAGGAACGGCATCCCGTCGGGAGTCAGGAACCGGTTGGCCCGGGCCTGGGCGGCGGTGATGGCGCTCACGCTGAAGGCGTCGGTGCTGATGTTGGAATAGGTGCCGGCGTCGGGATCGGCCACGAAGCTGCGGCCGCTGCTGCCCTTGCTGGCCACGGGATGGGACGCGCTGGCCCAGGGCACGCCGTCGCCGCCGTTGTGGAAGCCGTCGGCGTTCCAGGCGTTGGCGAACATCCGCAGCACGTGCAGGTACACGGTCAGCGCGGCGCTGTCGCCCAGCTTGGTGCCCACCTTCCGGGTCTCGCCCATCTTGTCGATCTTGGCCTCTTTGTAGCCGACCGGGATGGACAGGGAGAACTCCTCGGGACGCACGATGGTCTTGAAGCCCCGGTGCAGGGACCCCTCGTTGAGGTTGCCCTCGTACCGGGCCAGCTCGCCGTAGCCGCCGGAGCCGGTGAGCTCATAGTCGATGCTGTTGGCGTTGACCTCGCCCACCACGGGGCTGAGCTTGTTCAGCCGGTTGGCGTAGGCGAAATCGAAGGCCTTGCCGACAAACTTATAGTTGTCGGTCTTCCAGGAAGAAAAATTCATTGTTCACACTCTCCTCTCTTAGTCCTCGACGCCCAGGCTGTGCTCCACAGCCATCAGGCGGATCATGTGCCTGTCATAGTCATGACCGACGCACTTGATTTTCGTCGCGCCCTTGGTACTCACCACCAGCGCGGACTTGTTGGTGGAGTCCAGACTGGCGATACCGCCCACGGCCGCGCCCAGTGCGGGATACACCTCGAACTTGTCGTTCTCACAGGCGGTGCCGCCGCTGGCCTTGGTGATCACCGTGTTGGTCTTGGCGTAGTCGGTGATGGTGATGCGCTTGCCGATGGGGTCGGTGTTGGTGCTGCCGGTCCCCTTGGCGATCAGCACCAGGACGCTGTTGTTGAAGCTGTCGTCGGCGCTGGTGGAGTCCACGTCCCCGCTCTTGGGGGTGATCACGGTGGCGGTGTTGCCGCTGGACGCGGCGGCGATCACCGGCGCCGGGCACTCGAAGATCAGCTCGGGGTTGTCGTACACCAGGATCTCGGTGCCGTTGGCCCGGGGATTCAGGGCGTCGGCGGCGCCGGGATGGTTCTCGGCGGCGATGCCCAGGATGGCGCCGGTCTGCGCGGCGTCGGCGCTCACCACCAGGCCGGCGGACAGCTTGACCACCTGGCCTTCCTTGATGGCGGTGTTGTACGCGATGGGATAGCTGCGTGCGGTCAGGCCCACATGCCCGCCCGCGTTCTGAATGGGTCTCATGTTTTTTCTCCTTTCATTCTCTGGCCAAAAATTCCTTGGCCGTCATTTTCATCTGCGGATAGGCCCGGTTCCACTCGTCCAGCGCCTTCTGCTGGCTGGCGGTAAGGGTCTCCGCTCCGGAGCCGCCGCCGGTCCCGGTGGCCCGCTCCTTCTTGCTCTCGGCTTTCTGTACGGCCGCCTGGGCCGCGTTCCCCGCGATCTCCAGATAGTCCTCGTAGAGATCCCCCAGGGGCTCACGCCCGTACCGGGAGCCGCAGAAACGCCGGAACGCCTTGTTGTCGTCAAGCTTTCCCAGATCTACGTCCGGGAAGCGTTTCGTGAAATCCTTCACGTCGGTGGCGATCCACTCCTGCTGTTTCCGGGCCTCCTCGTCGGCCTTTTTCTTTTCCGCTGCCTCCCGGCGGGACTGGGAAACGAACTCCCGGTTCGCCTCTTCCTCCTCCACCTCGGCCTCGGGCCGTCCCTCCCGTTTGGCTTTCTCCGCGATCCGCTGCTTGCGCACGGACCCGGCGAAGCTCTCCAGGCCGTCGATGTCCCCGATGATCTCGCCCGTGTCCGGGCTGCGCATGCCCGCTCTGGCGATCCTCTGGTTCATCTCCCGGACGGCGCGCCTGTATCCGGCATCCTCCCCGGAACGCCGGGCCGCCTGATACCGGCGGTTGTCTTCGTGGTCCTGCTGGCTCCGGCCGGCGTCGCCGGAACTCTTTTCGCCCTCGGAGCCCTGCTCCGCAGCTTCGCCACTCTCCTGAGGAGTCACGACCTCCTCCGTCTGTTCCATACCCAGACTTTCGATTTCCATGGATCAATGTTCCTTTCTGCGACTGTTCTGCCGTCGCCGCGTATGCCCCCGTTTCAGCACCCCCTGGGGGGAGCTGCCGCCGCAGGCGGCTGAGGGGGGATCCTTGGTCTCTGATACCAGTCTGACAGAAAAGTTCTGCAAATCTTCCCCGACTTTTTGTGCCGTTTTTCCCTTTGTTCTCAATGCGTTCCGGGTTTTCGTCAAAAAAGGCGCGGACGAAAACCGCATCTTCGTCCGCGCATTGTCAGTATATCCTTTTCCTCCGCTGCTGCCGCTCCAGCCTGTCGATCAGCTTCTCCCGTGGCGGCTCCGTCTTCTCCGTCACCGTCACTCTCTGCTGGTGCCGTATGGCGTAGGTGATGGCCGCCGCCATCACCAGATCGTCGTGCTTCCCCGCCAGGGCCTCCGGCCGGTGGTCCTCGTTGTAGCAGAAGGTCAGCATCTCCCCCAGCAGCTCGGCGTCCCGGAACCACCGGGGGTGATTGGAGAACACCTCCACCAGGTTGGCGATGGCCCGGGGCCTGGTCTGCCGGTCGGTCCGGAAGCCGTAGCTCTTCTTCACCTGCCGGGTGTAGGTGTCCTCCCGCTCCCTGGCGTACTGGTTTGGGTAGCCCAGCTCCTGCAGCTTCATCACCGGGTACGTGGAGAAGTTCGTCTCGATCCCCACCAGGGCGGCGTTGTAGAACATCCCCAGGGCATACACCTGCCGCACGTACTCCGGCTCGCTGTACTGACGCCGCAAAGACGCCACCTGCTCCCCGGTGCTGTTGTCGATGACGTGGGCGGTGAACCAGTCGGAGCCTTCCCCGGCGGTATCTCCTCCCAGCACGTAGGGGTGCCTCTCTTCCGGCTCCTTCCAGATCCGCACAGCGCCCGTCCCGCTCTCGATGAACTCCCCCTCGTCCGTGAAGTCGCCTCTCCGCACCGCCTCCGGCGCCAGCTCCCTCTGCAGGATTACCTGCTCGTTGTCGAATACGCCCGTGCCGGAGTGCAGGAACGCCTCGTCCGGGTTGGCCGGGTACTCCTGCCGGAACATGTCGATGTCCCCGCCGCAGTTGTTGGCGATGCACCACCGCCGCCATTGAAGCTGTCCCTCCGTCAGGGAATACCGCTCCATCAGCTCCCGCTCCTCCGGATCCCACTCCGTCCCCGGCACCGGCTCCATGGTGTACTCCGGGTTCTCGAACCAGGCGAAGAACACCGCCTCGAAGTCGTTCTCCCCGGCGGACGCGGCGTCCCACCGCTCCTTGAAGTCCTCGTACCCGTTGGCGGTGCTCTCGATCACCACCATGGTCCCGGGCATGGCGGGCACGGCCTGCAGGATCCCCGTCAGGGTGGCGGCCTTCCCGTCCGGTCCCTCCGGCCAGAAGGCGTACTCCGACAGATGCACGCACTGGAGCGTGTCCGACCGCCCGATGCCCTTGCCTCCCGCCGTGGCGCACCGGAGCCGGGACCGCAGCCCCGGCCGCTCCGCCTTCTCCTTGGGGCTCCGGGTGGGGTTCTCAAAGATCAGCTCCTGGGCGTTGCTGGCCTTCAGCATGGGCCGGATGGGCTCGGGCAGCTCGTCATAGAAGAGCTTCGACATGCGGAACAGGTTGGCGGTGGCGTCCTCCCGGTGGGTGACGATGAGGGCGTTGGTGTTCTTCCTTGTGGCGCATGCGTGGAAGATCAGGCCCTCGGTCAGCGTGGAGAAGCCCAGCTGCCGGGCCTTCAGGATGATGATCCGCACGGGCTTCCCCTGTTCCTGCTGGCGCCTTGCCACGGCGTACAGCTTCTCCTGCGCCGGGTTGAACCGGAATGGGATCACCGCCCCGCTCTTCGTCCGGATCTTCAGGCATTTTTCGATATATTCCCGGGTATTCAGCACGTTCATAGCTTGCTCTCCTCGTTCTGCTCCGCCAGCCAGTCCTCGAACCTCTGCACCGTCTTCCCCTCGTCCTCCACGCTCTTCCCGAAACCCACGTGGGCGCCCAGCTCATGGAGCGCCTTCACTGCCCCGGACGGATCGAATACCCAAAGCCCGTCCGGCTCCTTCTGCCGGGTCTCCGGGTTCCACGACAGGTGCGGCGTGCCCTGCATGCACCGCTCCACTACCTCCACGTACTTCCGCCCGACCCACGCCTTGGAGATCCCCATCTCGTCGAACAGCTTCTGCTCCAGCTCCCGGCGGTACGCCTGCACCTCCGGCATGGCCAGCATCCGGGATGCCTGGCTCTCGGCGCTCTTCGGGCTGTAGCCGGCGGCGATGGCTGCCGCCTTCCCGCTCCCGATGGACAGATACTCCTCCACGAACCGCTTCTGCTTCGGATTCAACGCCATAGCTCAAACTCCTCCAGAAACTCTCTCTGCATCTGATACACCCGTCCCTTGTTCATCTGGTACCGCTCCGCCGCGGTCCTGGGGCTCACGTTCCGGATCACGACGGCTTCCAGCGCGGAGCGTTCCACACCGCCCCGCGCGATCGACCATATCAGTCCCCGGATCTTCTCCCGCTCTTCCGCCGGGAGCTTCTTCCACAGGTCCAGCTTGGCCCGTATGTATTTCTGCTCCGCCACGGAGCGGCGGCACTTCACCGGATAAAACCGTCCCAAACTGCCCTCGCCCCCGGATTACAGGTCTAATGTCTTGCGCGCAGAGACACGCGAGCCGTCCTTGGCATTTCTTAACATCACTCTCGTATACCGCACATAGGCGGAATACATCCCCGTCTCCTCGTCCCGGTACTCTTCCCGCTCTTTCAGGCTCACGTCCCTGGGCACCCGGATCCGTTCCTTTTCCTCCACCGGCACCGGCTCGGTGATGATGGGCTTTTTCAGCCATTTGCTGGTGCTCCACCGCTTTTTCCCGTCGGCGGGCCCGGCGTTGGTCACCATGTACCGGGCGATCCCCGTATAATCCCCCCGTCCGTCCAGCCGGCGGTATGTCACGTCCTCGGCGGGCCACAGGCTGGTGATGACCTCATAGGCCAGCGCGTCCATCACGATATGCAGGTGCATCCGCTTCCCGCTCTCCCCGCTCTTCCCGTCCCGGTCGGACACGGCCACCACGTACCGCAGCGCCTTCCCCGTGGCCTTCCGGTATGCCTCCCGGCACTTCCGCAGGAACTTCTCCAGATCGGCCTTGGCCTCCTCCCTGGACGCCGGCAGGTCCTTCTCCGGATAGGTGAGCGTGATCCACATGTCTCCCTGGGAGAAATTGCAGTTGAGGATCCTCGCCAGGTTCTTCACGGCTTCCCTCTCATTGGCCAGGATCTTCCGGAGAGTCGTGTTCCCCTTTACTCTGGTACCCCGGCGGACCTTCTGCCCTGTCTTCCGGCAGGGCATCATGGTCCTCCGGATCTCTGTCGTTCTTCCGGATATGATCTTGTACTCCATAAGTCGGCGCACTCCCTTCCCCCCCTGTCGGAACGATAGACGCTTATGGGCCCCGCTATAAATTCGCGCGCCCGCGCGTTATATAATAGGTCGGCACCCTGTAGGGGCGGATATCATCCGCCCGTTCTTCAAAGCCTCAGATCCGGGCGGAGCCTCCTCCGCCCCCATCTCAAACTTTGAGCGATACCTTCGCCCGACCGGGTCACCCCGGCCGGGCTTTTTTTGTAGGGGCGGATATCATCCGCCCGCCTACTCCATGATCGCATACATTTCCTCCATCTGCCCGTTGAGCCGCACGGCGCACAGCTGCATGGCGTTTTCCATCTCCGAGAGCAGCTCCATTTTCCCCTCGATCACGGCCCGGCAGTTCTCCGCGCTCTCCCGGTCGTCGTGATAGGACAGCACGAAGAAGTGCCCCCGCATCGGAGATATCAGGATCGGCTTCCCCAGGGAGGTCCTGGCCAGCGCCGACGGCGTCTTTTTCCGGCCCTCCGCGAAGTAGACCATGCGCCCGGTCTCCTTCACGATGGGGAACAGTGTGAGCGCCACGGGCTTTTTCTGCATCAGGTTGATCTCCACCTTCACCAGCTTCAAGGCGTCTCCTCCCCTCTTGGCGCCCCCTGTGGGGGAGCTGCCGCCGCAGGCGGCTGAGGGGGGACCCGCTCCCTCAGCTTCGCGTTTACCTCTTTCATATTGCTGATCGTCTCAAAAAGCTGATTTGTTAACTCTTTCCTCATTTTGTTTTCGTCTTTCCTCGCGCTGTTTTCCATCCTCAGCTGCCGGTTCTCTTCTTCCAGCATCCTGTTTTCGGTCTCCAGCCGCTTCACGTCGGCCCGCAGCCGTCCCAGCTCCTTCACCGGCGGGCACTCGCTGACGGGCTTTGTATTCCACATGCAGTTAAACTCCATCTCCGTCTTCCTCCCCGAACAGATCCTCCTGCCCGTCGATCTCGTCCGGCGCGTTCTCCGGCCACTCGCACCAGCTCCACGCCTCCAGATGGTCCCACAGGTTGAGCAGATCCTCGGTCGCCTCGTCCTCCCTGGGACGCTCCGTCGCCCGGTACAGCTCCTCCCCGGTGTTCTCATCGGTCCATTTCAGCGTGTCGGCCCACGTCAGCGATACCTCCCGGCTGTCCTTCAGGTACGGCCCCTCCATGGTGCAGCCGTAAACGGTCCCGGCCCGTGCCTGCCAGAGCGCCCGCCCGTTCCGGTGCAGGCCGGTATATTTCACCTCGCGCTTCTCGTCGCCCAGGTAATGGCCCACGTGCTCCCCGATGACCCCCTGGAGGGGATGGGTGACCACATACTCTCCCTTGGCCTTCCGGATCTCCAGCAGCTCCTGCTCCGGCACATATCCCAGGACCTCCACCAGGTGCCCCAGCGTCTGCCGGTACGTCTCCCGCAGCATGTCCTGGGGGATCACGGCCATCCACTCCCGGCCGATCAGGATCATCTGCTCCCCGTCGAAGGAGAGAATCAGCCCGCTCTTTTCCTCCGCGGCCAGCGCCCTGGCCAGCTTCCCGTCGTCAAACATCGTCGTTCCTCCTTTTGATGATCCATGTCGTCACCAGTCCCAGCCCGGTGAACACGATCAGATACGCGCCCATCTTCGTGCCTCCCTTCACTCGTTCCTGGCGATGGAGGCGTTGGCCCACATGGTCGCCTCTTCCAGCTTCGTCTGGGCCAAACTGCGCTCCCGGCTTGGCGGGCAGCTTCTGTCGATCAGCTCCGCCAGCTCCCGCGCCTTGGCCCGGATGCTCTTGTATCGCTCCACCTGGTCGCCCTTCGGCTCGTGGTAGGTGTACGTGTTCTCAAAGTCCATCACCGCATGACCTCCATTTTCAAAATGATGAGCTTGAAATATACTTCCCCAGGCTCCGCGCCCCACTCCGGCCGGCCCGTTCCGATGGAGAGCCGCACCGTGGCCCGGATGGCGGGCCGGGCGTTCCCGTAGCCGTTTACGAACAGCACCTCCGCCGGCGCCTTGGGGATCCCGCTCTCCATGCACAGCCCCGCCTTGTGGAACCGCGTCTTCCAGTAGTCCTTGATCTCCCTGTACTCTTCCTTCTTCTCTCCCCGGAGGATCATCCGGAACCACCGCTCCTCGATGGGCAGCGTCAGCATCCCCGCACCTCCTCCCGCGCCTTGTTCAAAAGCCACGTCCGGATGCAGTTGGCGCAGATGCCGTCAACGTCCTCAGTGTCGCATTCCGGGCATTTGTCAGGATCGTCCAGCACGCACATCTCCGCCCGGGCCATCACCACCGCGGCGATACGGACCGCCCGCTTCGCTGTGCGCTTCTTCATCCCCGCACCTCCCGGATCCGCGCCGTCAGGGCCTCCGCGATCCGCTCCATGCCCGTGAGCATCTTCTCCGCGATATCCGGGTGCAGCTCCTTCATGGCCGCCACCTTGTCCATGGCGGCGGTGAAGTTCACCTGGGCGTTGCGCGCCAGCATGGCCACCTCGCCGGCGCCGCTCTCGCTGGCCCGGAGCTTCTTCCGCAGCTCGTCGGCCTCCGCCTTGGCCCGCTCCGCCGCCTCCTTGTAGGGCTCCACGCCCTCGTCGGCCCGCTTGGCCTCGTCCTCGGCCTTCTGTCGGGCCCGCTCGGCCTTCTCCAGTTTCTCCCGGAGCTTGTCCAGATCCTTCTTCGCCGCGGCCTCCGCGGCTTTTCTGGCTTCCTCCGCGGCCTTCCGGACGGCTTCCTCGTCACGCTCCACGGCCACCTCCACGGGCCGGCTCTCCAGCTCCTTCACCCTGTGGGAAAGCCCGTCCCGCTCCTTTTCCAGCTTCTCCGCGTCGGCCATCAGAGCGTCCGTCGTCTCCACCGCCTTGTGCAGCTTCTGACGCAGGTCCTCGGCCTCTTTCCTGGCGTCGTCCAGGGACGTGTCCCTCTCCGCCAGCGCCTTCTCCAGCTCCCGGGCGGAAAGGTGCTCGGCGTCCACCTCCGCGGCCACCTGCTCCCGCTCCTCCTCCGGCACCGCCAGGAGCCGCAAAGCATTGGAAACGCTCAAATTTTCCAACGTTGGAAAATTATTTTTGACGCCGAAAAGGGATCCCTGCGCGTCCCCGTATCCCTCGTACAGCTTCTCGAACCGGGACGCCGCCGCGGCGGAGAACTCTGTCTCCTGTTTCAGCCATGCGGCCCATCCGTGGGGTCCCACCTTCTCGTGGGCCACCTTCAGCCGGTACCCGATCTGGATGGCATAGCTGAGCGCCATCCGCCGCGCCTGGCTGGTGAGCAGCCGGATCTCCCCGCCCAGCTGCTCCGGCGTCAGCTGCTCGATCTCTCTCCCAGGGGCGGTGCTTGCCCCGCCCGCCGTCAATTCGTTCATGCCGCATTTGCCTCCTTGTTCGTTTTCTTTTTCTTCGCACCCGCCCGGACCCACGCCAGCCAGGCGTTCTCAAACGCCTGCACCTCCGGTGTCCGTGCGCAGTTGCATTTTCCCCGGTTTTCCGTCACGCTCATGGTCTTCTCGTTGAAGTTCAGCGTGAACCACGGCTTGTCTGGTTCGCTGGCGTGCCTGACAAAGAAGATCGTCAGTCCCCCGGCGGCGTGGCGTGGCGCATAGCTCGCCACACAGTGGGATAGTTCCTTCCCCTCGTCAATGAGCTCCTGCACGGTCCGGGCCGGACGGATAAGGATCCCGTCCTTCTCCCAGGCATACCGGCTCATGCGCTCGAATCGTTTCCGGAAGTTTTCATCCCGCTCTGCCGCCTCGGCCGCGGCGATCCTCTTCCGCTCCTCGTCCATCAGCGTCCGGCGCCGATCCGCTGCGGCGTCGTGGGCCGTCTTGAACCGCTGCGGCCACCGGATCACCGGATCGTTCAGATCCATCCCCAGCCATTCCGCGTCCCGCCAGTAATCCGTGATCCCGTACTCCGTGATACAGTCCTTGGGGTATTTCCTCTTCTGCCTGCTCAGGTAGCTCTCCACCTTTGCCGGATGGATCCCCAGCCGCATGAACTCCCGGGCCGATCCTCTCATCCATTCGGGGTTCTCCTCTCCCGGATGGACGGAAAACCCGCTCTTTCGCAGCAGCATGGTCACGGCCAGCCGTTCCGCGCCGTCCTCCCTGGCCTTGCCGTTGAAATAGCCCAGCTCCTCCTTCTGGATCCGGAGCATGTCCCAGGGCCGCACCTTCTTCCAGTCCACCGTTTTCAGCAGATCTGTGTTCTCGTTGAAGCACCGCGTATAGGTCTGCACCCTTTTTTCGCTGGCCAGCATCCCCGCCGTCAGCTTGGCGGCGGCGCAGGTCATCAGGTTTTCCGCGTTGTTGTGCCGCTGATAGATCCGCAGCCATGTCGCCGGGAACCTGTATTCGCCCTTCACGGCCATATAGAGCTCCAGCTTGCTGTTCTCCATGCAGGTCCCCAGCGTCGCCTTACCGATACCCTCCGGGCAGTACACAAGATCGATGTCGTAGATGGTGTCCGTGAACCGAACCCGCGACTCCCATTTGCTCAGATAGCATGTGGCGCCGTTGATGGTCTTCATCCAGTGCACGTACTTATACGCCTTCCCCTGGCTGTAGGCCACCGCCTCCCAGGGCCTGGCGTCCCAGTGGATCTCCCCCTGCTTATCCGCCCACCGCTGCACCCGCCACAGATAGAGGATCAGCGTTTCGCCCATCGGTTCCAGTGATATCGGCCATACGAACTCGTCCGTATGCTTCACATAGCTGATGTGCCGGGCCGTGACCTCCGCGCCGCACTCCGGGCAGCATACCTTTCTTCCGCTTCTCCCGGTCAGGCGCTTCCCCTCCGGCGTGTTCCACGCGAAGCCGAAGGGCGCCTCCCC